TGAACACATATTCTATCGCTGGGATTAGGGCTTGACCCTGACCACACTTTGTGATACAACGTATCAATCAGTTGCCAAATGAAAGGAGACAATTTATCATGCGAACATGGGGAACTTTCAAGACAAATAAATATTTGAGAAAGAGGCCATCATGGAGTGGTGGCGATGGAGGGCGACAAAGATATCAAATGCACATGAGACGTTTGAACTTTGCTAAGATGAAACAAGCTATGGAAGCACGAAAGGAGAAGCAATCATGCCACTAGATTCACATATGTTTACAGCAGAGGAACTGCTGCCAGAAAACCTTAACTTCCCTGTGGAGTTTGAGCCTACTAAAGTAGATGACAAGAAGTATGTCATCAACGGTAACACAGGTGAATATCTTGCTGTGGTTGGTAGTAGCTTTAACACTGCTAATCATGGTACATTCTTCACCGATGTACACAACGCCATCACAGAGAACTTGGGGCCAGAAGAATGTGAGAGCATGAATATCCGCTGGAAGTCAGCGCACAACAATGCGTGGGCTATGATGGACATGTCACTGCCAGAGGTGACTGCGCGTATTGAGTCCGACAAGCACAGCACCACTATTGCACAGCGTATCATTGCCCTGCGTGGCGTGGATGGCACTGCTTCTAATCAGGTGTATTTTGGAGCCATCGACTTCTTCTGCACTAACGGTATGATTACCGGCGAGTATGATGACATCAAGCGCAGAAACACTAGCGGCTTCAACATGCCAGCCTTTATCAGTGACTTGAAGGGTTCGACGCAATCCTTCTATGCACAGTCGGAGAGGCTGCAGAAGTTCGCAACCAAGACACTTTATGTCGGGGATGTAAAAGCCATGCTAGAATCTCTGTTAAAGTCTGACCGGACGGCAGAGAAAATGCTTGCCCTGTACAACCAAGAGGCTGCAACTCGTGGGCAGAATGCTTGGGCGTTGTACAGTGCCTTCACGAACTACTCAAGCTGGGCAGACGAGCGTAACGGGTTCAGTGTCAAGAACACCGGCAAGGATACCAACGCTGTCACTATGTTCCGTCGTGAGAATCAGGCTGCACAGTGGGTGAACAGCAAGGAGTTCAAGGAGTTATTGGCGGCATGAGCAAGCATGATTGGGAGTATGTCAGGACTAATTCAAAGGGCCAGCCTGTGTTCCGAAAGGAGACAGGCGAGAGCCTAGAGTTTGTGCTTGAGTACCTTGATACACACGACATAGAGTATCAAAAGATGCTGGCAGGTAGCTGCCTCATTATATACAATGACCAAGACAGGCAGTACATGTACTATTGGACTACGGGTAGATGGTCACCGCGAAAACAGAGTAGCAAAAAGCACTATCACAGCAATGGTATTGCAGATTTCGTGGGTAAATATCTCAACAAGTACGTGGCTCAAAATCTTGAGGAGCAAAAGGAGAGAGAGGCACATGAGAACAGTTGAAGACTTAGTATTGACATACTATTCTTCCAACGATTTCAGTATGTTGAGGGACAAAACTAAGAAGGACTATCAATATTTCCTCAACATATTGGTCGGTGAGTTTGGCTCTGTCGAGTACGACAAGTTGTCGAGCAAGCAAGCCAAACACGCATACGAGGAGTGGGTGAAGCGTGGCATCACGTTTGCCAATCACGTATGCACTGTGTCGTCGTTGCTGTATCGCTACGCCATCGACATGGAGTATGCGCTGGTCAATCCGTTTGCCAACATCAAACGTAAGACTGCACCGCAACGTAAGGTGGTGTGGTCAGAGGACAACGTGCGTCAATTTCTTGACACTGCCTATGGGCAGTTTGAATGGCGCAGCCTTGGCCTCATTATTCACATGGCGTATGAGTGGTGCCAGCGGCTAGGCGACATGCGTCTGCTGCAATGGAACAACCTTGACATGGATGACCGCAAGCTGCACCTTGAACAGAGCAAGCGAAGGGCAGAGGTATGTCTGCCAATTGAAGATGACCTACATGAGATGCTGACACAGCAGAAAGAAGACTTTGGATTTCAGGACTACGTAGCCCCTCGTGTCCTTCCTGTGAGGGGTAGGTATCACCCGTATAGCTTAGAGCGTCTCAGCAAGGCTGGACGGGCTGTTATGAGGGCATCTAATCTGCCAGAGGAGTTACGACTGATGGACTTGCGTAGGACAGGAACGACACAGATGGTCGAGGCCGGTGTTCCTATGGGGCAAATCATGTCTGTAACTGGACACAGTAACCCGCAGTCGGTGAAACCGTACATGAAAAATACGTATGCCAGCGCAAATAGTGCATTGACGGCACGTAAATCGTATGGTAAAAGCACTTAACTGCCGCAAAGGAAAGTGATATATACATGGATAATATATATAACATTGTAAGTGATATGGACGTGCCTGTAGGTACGACTAAACGCACGGAGTGTCCTAGCTGTGGGCAACGCACGTTTACTGTCACTAACAACATGGGTTCCCTGTTGTGGAACTGTTTTCGTGCAACATGTGATGTCAAAGGCGGCACACGTGTGCGAATGACAGCCGACGACATCCGTGCTGGCTTTGCTGGTGCTGAAGAGTTTGCTAAACAAGAGACGTTCACAATGCCTGATTATGTTGTGCCGTATGATTGGAACGTGGCGGAGATTGCGTGGGAGTTATACGAACTAGACGCAGAGCAGCTTGGCTTGATGTATGATGTCAAGGAACACCGCATGGTCTTCCCCATTGTGCATGATGGCAAGATTGGTTACGGTTCCTTTGTTGGGGTTGCGCTCTTAGGCACATCGTTGCAGGAGACGCATAAGGAATATCTCTCGCAGTTCTCAACAGCCATCATTGCGTTAGACCCCGACGCGCTACCTAAGACCTTGCTTATGGCAAAGGAACTACGTGGACACGTTAACGATGTTCGTGTCCTTCGTTTGAAAGACGACCTCAAATATCGTAACCCAACAGATATGGAGAATCTAAATGGAATTATCAATCATTAGGAGCCTGATGGACAAGTCCTTCTATGACGACCATCGTGGTTCAAAATGTCCGCAGCGACTATTTAGTAAGGACGTGCGGAAGATTAAGCAGTCAATAGATACTGCTATGGACAGGTACGAGCGTAGCGTTACGCCTGATGAGATTGAAGCCCTGTTCCTGTCGGACAACCCGACACTGACTACGGCGCAAAAGAATGCGTACTCTAGCCTGTTCTCGCAGATTAAACGTGAGACGCCTATGGGTAGTGACGTGGCACAAGAGGTGCTGTCTAAGCTGTTCCAGCAGGTAGTAGGCGAGGACGTTGCCAACATTGGCTTTGATATGGTTAATGGTGACGCGGCCAGCCTTGAGGCTTTGCGCAACCTGCTTGAGCGTTACGGTGATGACTTCATACCCAACCTCAATATTGAGTGGGATGACATCACTATTGAAACACTGATGGCAAAGGCAGAGTTGGAAGCCCGTTGGTCTTTCAACATACCTTCTGTCACACGCAAGGTAGAAGGCGTGTCAGGCGGTCAGCTTATAGAAGTGGGCGCGAGGCCCAACACAGGCAAGACATCGTTTCATGCCAGCTTGATTGCCAGCCCCGGTGGGTTTGCACATCAGGGTGCCAAGTGCATCGTCTTGTGTAACGAGGAGCCTACACACCGTGTTGGCGCACGTTATCTGACTGCAGCCGCAGGTATGTCTGCCCGTGAGGTACGGGACAATATGTCCAAGGCCAAGGCACTCTATCAGCCCGTGATGAACAACATCAAGATTAAAGAGGCAGGTGGCCGTGACATGGCATGGGTTGAGTCTGTATGCAAATCATACAAGCCTGACATCCTTGTGCTAGACATGGGTGACAAGTTTGGTGTACAGGGTTCTTTCGCCCGACAGGACGAGGCACTGAAAGCCTGTGCTATCTATGCCCGACAGATTGCCAAGACCTATGACTGTGCTGTGTTCTACATGTCGCAGCTATCTGCCGATGCAGAGGGCCGCGCACAGTTGAACCAGAGCATGATGGAAGGTAGTCGTACTGGTAAGGCCGCAGAGGCTGACCTGATGATACTGATTGGCAAGTCCCCAACTGTCGAAGGACAGGAAGAGGACAGTCCGCTACGCCACATCAACATCGTTAAAAACAAGTTGAATGGCTGGCACGGTATGGTAAACTGTGAACTAGACTATCTGACAGCGAGGTACGAAGGATGAAGCTGACACTTGATGTAGAGAACACTGTCACCAAGCGTGATGGTAAGACGCACATGGACCCGTTTGAGCCAAACAATACTTTGGTGATGGTGGGTGTGCTGACTGACCAAGACGTATGCTATGCCTTCCCGTTTGACCACACAGGGCATGAGAGCGGGTTTGATTACAGTGACCGTGTGCAATGGTTCTTAGACCAAGCCACTGTGCTTATCATGCATAACGCATCCCATGATTTGATGTGGCTGTGGGAAAGCGGCTTTAAGTATGACGGGCCTGTGTTTGATACCATGCTGGCTGAGTATGTGCTTCAGCGTGGTGATAAGTCCAAACCATTGTCTCTTGAGGCATGTGCAGAGCGTTACGAACTCGACACTAAAAAGCAGGACACTCTCAAAGAGTATTTTGCCAAGGGTGTTAGCACTCGTGATATACCTCTTGACGAACTGTCAGAGTATTGCATAGCTGATATCAAGGCCACACAGCAGCTTGCTGACAAGCAGATGCGAAGACTTAACAGCCAGAGTGACGCTGGCCTGATGGGTACAGTTGACCTGACAAATCAAGTTGCTGTATGTCTTGCTCGTATCTATCAGCGTGGCTTTGCCATCGACTTAGATGTGCTGGACGTTGTTCGTCAGGAATACGAACAAGAGCGAGATGACCTTGAGCGTGACCTGCAGGAGCATGTGCGTCGTCTCATGGGAGACACACCTATCAATCTTAACAGCCCAGAGCAACTGTCTTGGGTTGTATATAGCCGCAAGGTTCTGGACAAGCAGTATTGGGGTAATCAGATTGACCCGTACATGAACGATGCAGACTTTCGTAGCTTACTTGCAGGTGGGACACAACGTCTGTACAAAACAAAGGCAACACAGTGCCACGAATGTAATGGTGCTGGTCAGGTACGAAAGGTAAAGAAAGATGGAACTCCATTTGCCAGAACTAATAAGTGTTCATCATGTGGTGGGGCTGGTTATCATCTTGTGGATGGTAAAGAGTTGGCTGGACTAAAGTTCAAGCCCCCCGGCCCTAAGTGGGCTAGTGCCAATGGCTTTAGTACAAGCAAGCAAAACCTTGAGGTTTTAGAGAAAGCAGCACGTGTCAAAGAAATGACAGAGGCTGTAGACTTTTTGTCAAAGGTTCGACGCCTGTCTGCTATAGACACGTATCTTTCATCTTTTGTAGATGGCATTCGTATACATGCAAAGAGTGATAATAAGTTGCATGTTAGACTAAACCAGCATGTTGCATCTACGGGTAGGCTTACTAGCACAAACCCTAACATGCAGAACATGCCACGAGGCAGCACTTTTCCTATCAAGAAAGTGTTTGTCTCACGTTTCGCAGGTGGCAAGATACTTGAAGCTGACTTTGCGCAGCTAGAGTTTCGTGCCGCTGCATTCTTATCACAGGATGGAGTAGCAATGGATGAAGTATCTACGGGATTTGATGTACATGCATATACCGCTTCCGTTATTACTGAAGCTGGTCAGCAGACGAGTAGACAAGATGCAAAAGCGCACACGTTCGCGCCACTTTATGGCGCAACGGGCTTTGGGCGAACGGCAGCGGAAGCAGAATACTACACACACTTTACGGAGAAGTACAAGGGCATCTCAAATTGGCATTCCAGATTGGCTAAAGAGGCTATAGCCACAGGTAAGATTACCACGCCATCTGGACGTGAGTTTGCATTTCCTAATGTAGTCCGCAAGCCCAATGGTCGTGTGTCCTACTTCACACAAATAAAGAACTACCCCGTGCAGTCATTTGCCACGGCAGACATTGTACCTGTGGCATTATTGCACATAGATAAAATGCTTGACGGCATGAAGTCGTGTGTGGTAAATACTGTGCATGACTCAATTGTCATTGACGTACACCCTGATGAAGAAAGGAGAGTTATCAACGTGATAGACGAGACTAACAGGGTGTTGCCTGACTTGATTACCATACGTTGGGGGTTGGTATTCAATGTTCCCTTGGAACTAGAGGCAAAAATTGGCCCCAACTGGCTTGACACTAGAGATGTGTCGTGATATAACTATGGCTTTCTAACTCAAAAGAGGAGTATAAAACACATGGAACTAACAACTATAGACACGAATAACTATGCCGCTATGGCTAAAGCTATGGGCATTGCAAACGAAGCTACGAGTGAGCGCAAGCAAGCCAGCACTCTTGCTCGTCTCCGTATTAACCACTCACCTGTCATGGGTGAGGCAGAGGTGAACGGCAAGAACGTAAACATGGAAGTGGTAGCTGGCGGCACCTACCGTCTGGAAGTACCAGACGGGCCTACTTACTACGCAGAGGCGGTGAAGATTCGCCCGTATCTGCAACGCTTCATGTATAAGCGTTTTGTTCGTGGCATGGGAGACCAGCCTAATCGCTATGTCAAGACTGTCATGGCTGATAACCTTAACATTGACCTTAAGGATAATGATGGCGGGTTCAACTGTGGTAAACCTGCTGGCTATATCCAAGACTTTAAGTCTCTACCAGAGAAGACGCAGGAACTCATCAAGCAGATTAAGCGTGTTCGCGTTGTGCTTGGTACTGTCGAACTGGTCAATGCCACAGATGCGTCAGGCAACCCTGTGGATGTAGACGAGACTGCTTTTATCTGGGAAGTCGATAATCGTGACGCCTTCAAGAATGTAGGTGGTGCGTTTACACAGCTTGCCAAGATGAAGCGACTACCTGTGCAGCATGTTATCACTGCCAATACAGAGGAGCGCAAGATTCCTACTGGTGCAGTGTTCTATCTGCCTATCGTGTCGCTTGACGTTACTAAGACACTTGAACTGACCGATAAGGAACAGGGCATGTTTGGTGACTTCATGCTGTGGGTAAACAACTACAACGAATACATCATCAATGCGTGGTCTGAAAAAGCTAGTCAGCATGACGATGAAGACGATGAGATGATTGTTGATGGTGTTGTAGACATCGAAGTAGAAGAGGAGGTAGCCTAATGAACCACCCTGCTGAACTGGCGTTGCACCAATACATGGAGAATGCTGCTAGTGGTAAATCCACCATGTCGGTGGAGACTATCCAGCAAGTAGGACAGGATGTAAAGTGCGCACTTGCACGTCAGTTTGGTGGGGGCAACAAGCGAGGTGAGTTTGGTCTACGTATGTCAAACGTAGGTAGGCCGACTTGCCAGCTTTGGTTTGAGAAGAACGAACCAGAGAAGGCATTGCCCCTTCCAACTACATTCGTAATGAACATGATGATTGGAGACATCGTTGAAGCTGTTTTCAAGGGTCTATTGAAAGAAGCAGGAGTCCAGTATGAAGACGACAAAAAGGTTACTCTTGAACTTGACGATGACACATCCATCGACGGCACTTATGATATTGTTGTTGATGATGCTGTTGATGATATTAAGTCCGCTTCTAATTGGTCTTATACAAACAAGTTTGAATCCTTCGACACTCTTAGACAGAGTGATGCTTTCGGGTATGTAGCACAGCTTGCTGGCTATGCGAAGGCAGCAGACAAACGGGCCGGTGGATGGTGGGTAGTAAACAAAGCCAATGGTGAGTTTAAATATGTGCCAGCCACAGGTATTGACATCGACAAAGAGATAGACCATATTCAACAGACAGCAGACACTCTGGAAGAAAACAGGTTTGAGCGTTGCTTTGATGCAGTGCCAGAGAAGTTTCGTGGCAAGGAAACAGGCAACACAGTGCTTGGCACTGAGTGTGGTTTCTGTCGCTACAGATTTTCTTGTTGGC